CAAATGTTGCCTTACCATTTTCAATTCTGTAATTTTCCATATGAACAATATCAGGATATGAATATGAATAATCGTGCGGGGCATTCGTTGCTTGTTTGATCATAATATCAAAAACTGTGGTAGTGCTGGCAAATCTTCCATTGTCTTGTGACTTCAGAATATCAACCTGTTCACTGAAACGAATATCTGATACAGTACTAAATGCTTTGTCTAATCCAGGTTTCACCGTATGTATTGTTTCTTTATCTTCCAACTCGATTGTAGGATCAACAGGTTTCGGTAAATACACATATTCTGCATATACAGAACTGTCATCTAACTGATTCTTGATTAAATTGTCAATAGAAGTGAAGTAAAATCCTGTTTTGGTTTCATAGAATAAGAAACTTGGCGCTTTTTGTTTTGCTCCGATAGATCTCTGCGCAACATAATTGAGACAGCGAAATGGAGACCACATATTTGCTACGAAAGCAATCTTACCTTCATGTGGAGTATCTGCGATAATCATTGGGGTTTCGTCTTTATTATCGATACCGCCGAAACAGCGTTTTTGTTTTAAAAACTCCGTATACAGTTTGTCTGCAATTTCGTCTGTAGTACCCTCATACTTTTTACTGACTTGTGTGATATTATCGCTGACTGCTTCCATAGAACAAAAATATAATGAGTACATTTGCTCACGGTCAGCATTAAGCATTCTATTCTTAATAGAATAAATTGAGAAAGTTTTTTTGATACTGTCGCCGTATCCATCACCAAAGGTTGGAGTTTGTATCCAAATATTCAACAGTTCGTCGCCGACTAGAGGCAACCCAGATATAAGTTCTTTCGAATCTACAACCATCAACACACCTTGTAGTGCGTTTGAGAATATATCCTCATAGATGTTTAGTTCGACGACAAAATTTTTGATGTCAAGAATGTCACCGTTGACACTTTGAATTTCAACAGTCTTAAATGTTACGTCACCAGGATTTGATAATGATTTTGAATTAGAATCTACTGCCATATTATGCTCTAATTATTCGTTGGAATTCCGAAACAAATTTGCCAAGTAAATTCTTAGGGATATACTTAATTTCTCGTTTGTCTTCGTTTAATTCGAATTCATAATCCCAGTTTGAAACTGGTTCATGTTCACCAGATGAAATCTTTGCTCCATCGTAATCAACAATAATTCCCTTTGGTACACCCTGCAATACTAGTTTATCTGTCGTTCTGTAGTGATGCACTGCCTGATAGATATTATTCTCACCATACTTTTCTAGGCAATAAGAATAAAGATCTCTTTCTTTTCTCGGCCATTCTTCGCGAACATCGACGATATTATTGATCAATATTAAAATCCAATGATAATCTTCTCTATCATACATTTTATATGCTAGTAATTCTGGAGTTTCTCCATCTCGAACATAAGTTGTTTCTAAAAATTCTATTTTTTTAATAGGATTTTGTGGTGCGACTCGCAAGAAAATATCCGTGACACCCTTATAGGTACCATCGAACTTTCCTCGTAATACTGGAAATTGTCTAAAATACATTTTAAAATCCTTGATAAACTCTTTGTGCGGTCATAAGTTCTAGTTCTAAAAATTCTAATCGCATAGTAGCATGTGTCGGCATACCTTCTTCGAACGATGTAAATCCAGTGTCGCTACCATAGTCTACTGTCATATTAGTAAGAACACACGTCGAAATTTTACGAACATATGTATTTTCTTTTCCTGCATTATAATAAACGATAGAAAATTCAGATGGATAGTTAAAGAAGTATCCCGAGTCTTTGAGTTCTGGGTGCATATGATATGCGAACTTTTGAATGATTCCCATACCATCTCCCGCCGCCCCAGTTTTACGACTAAAAACTGCCTCTGCTTCTTTTAAACTTCTCGGAGCGAAATTGTATTCAAACATGAATGTTCTATTCGACATTGATCTGAAAAATTGTTCTTTATATGGATTCGGCACACTCTTAGTATTATTTTCTAATACTCTATTGACATCAGTCACATTACCGCCTAAAACTTTTGCAAGTTTACCACCAGAACGTAGTGCCAGTTTCATATTATCTGGACTTAATGGATTCGCCGCACCCAATAAAGATCTATTACCAGATCCGATCGCACCGAGCAGCGTACCCATACTTTCTGCTTCCCACGTTGCTTTATATCCAGAAGACATTTTATTTTCAGGCATCTGAAGAGCAATCGCACCAGCACCTCGATATAGTTCCTGACTTCCGCCTGCCACTGCGTTAGCTACGACACCCGCAACCCCTCCCCCAAAGGTTTTGGCAGCTACACTACCAAGTCTAGAAAGTAAAGATACCCCACCTGCATTTTTACCTCCACCCTTAGCCAACTGTTCAGCGATACCAAGACCAGCGCCAATACCTGCACCCTGAGCAGCCGCCACTTTTGTAGCGAGTTTTGGATCAGTAACATTTTCTGCACTCTTATCAAAAACGGCAGCACCTGCATTTTTAAAGGATTTACCGAGACGCGAATCTTCTCTTACTAGTGGATAGAAGATAATATAATGTGGGGACTGATCTTCCAAATCAAGTGGATACCGTATCGCACCTTGAACTCCAGCAGTGCCATTAACAAATCCCGCTCTTGGATCTTTGTCAGTAAATTCTTCTTTATCTGCCACTTATAAATATCCCTTAGATTGGTTATTTTCTTATATTTATATGGTTTATTCAAGAGATTCCTTAAAAGGTAGATACAATATTCAAAAACCCAATAAGTATATTGGGGATCCGACCAACATCATTTTCCGTTCAAGTTATGAATTGAAGTTTATGAAGTGGTGTGATGCAAATGATAGTGTTTCCGAGTGGGGATCAGAAGAACTTGCGATACCATATAGATCCCCTGTTGATGGAAGAGTCCATAGATACTTCGTCGACTTCTATATCAAAGTCAATAATCAACGTTATTTAATTGAAATTAAACCTGCTAAATTTACACGAGAACCAAAAATCCCAAAAAGAAAAACAAAACAGTTTCTTCAAGAAGTAATGACTTGGGGTGTGAATCAAGCAAAGTGGAAAGCAGCAACCGAGTTCTGTCTTGATAGAACATGGAAATTTCTTATATTAACTGAAAAAGAATTGGGAATAACGAATAAATAGTTATTATGGCAAATCCGTTCGAAAACCTTCGTGCTAAAGCTGGAGATGGACAAAAGTCTATCTGGTGGTATATGCGCAATGCTCAAAAATTAGTCGGCGCGAGTTTAACGTCGAACTCAGTCATGCAATCTGACATCGGAGAACTAAAGTCAAACATCGAAATTGGTTCGATGTATATGTACTATTACGATCCGAAATGGAAAAATGAGTTGCCATTCTATGATGCCTTCCCGTTAGTGCTGCCATTTGGTCCAGCACCAGGAGGGTTTTACGGTATCAATCTACACTATGCACCGTATTTAGTTAGAGGAAAGATTCTTGGTGAGTTGCTAAAATTTGCAGACTCCAAAACCTTTAGTCCTACAACTAAAATTAGAATGTCGTATCAAATGTTACAAGGCATAAGCAGTGCAAGCGAAGTTAAACCTTGCATCAAGCATTATTTAACTACACATGTTCAATCAAGATTTATGAAGATAAATCCTGCCGACTGGAAAAGTGCCATATTTTTACCTCTTGAAGCATTCCAGAAAAAAACAAAAGAAGAAGTATTCAGAGACTCGAGGAGTAAATACTAATGGCAGGACAAGGACTCAAAGAGTTCCTAGCAGAAGTTGGCACGAAGGACTTGGCAAGATCGCACAGATTCGAAGTAATTATCGGAACACCGAAATGCATGAATGGTGTAGCAAATACCATCGTCAATAAAATTTTGGATGCCAAAATCCCAGTATTGAATTTTAGCATAAACGATGCGACGAAGTTTCTTGCTGGGTCGAAAAACTCTCCAGAGAACGCTAATACGCAAAATATTTCACTTATGTGTGAAGAAGCAATCTTTCCTGGATTAATGATGGGATCTAAACCATACAAGTATAACAACCGTGTTGAAAATCGTGCTACCTTTCTAGACTACAATGGCGAATCTGCAACGTTTACCTTTTTGTGTGACAGCAACTGGGCAGTAAAGAAATATTTTGACACATGGATGCGCAAAATAGTAGATCCAGAAAAAAGATATGTTCTTCCATATGAAGATTATATATGTCAAATAGAATTATACTCATTGAACCAACAAGACGAAGTAACGAATAAGTGGATTATCGAAGAAGCATGGCCAAGATCAATGGCACCTGCTTCATTGGCATGGTCCAACACACAATTTGTTAGAATACCAGTAACCTTTACATTTAGGAATTGGTATCAGGATCAAAATGTTGTGCAAAAGGGTGCAAATGTTGTTGGCGGATTACTTGGGCAACAGAACGCTCTAGAGGGTGGTTCTAGTTAATTTAGTTTTTTATATTTATTAGGAGAATATTATGTTACCTGTTATGGAAACACCAACGTTTTACATTGAAATGATTGGGACTAAAGAAAAAGTTAAATTCAGACCATTTTTGGTCAAAGAAGAAAAGTTACTGATTCTGGCATCGGAATCTGAAGACCAAAGCGAGATGCTAAATGCGATGCAAGAAATTACAGATGTTTGTAGTTTCGGTAAACTGACTGGCAGCGAACTACCATTCTTTGAACTTCAGAATATCTTTATTAAACTTCGATCCGAATCTATTGGTCAGGTAACTGAGTTTAATTTGGTTTGTGGTGAATGTGGTCACAAGACTGCAGCGGAACTTGATCTAACAACAATCAAACCGACGCTTACCGAGGGTCATACAAATAAGATTGATGTTGGCAACGGTCTTGGAGTTATTATGAGGTATCCAACCTCAATCGATATGAAGGGTGACTCTACAACATACGATCTGGTTGTTTCTTGTATCGACAGTGTATATACTGCCGACGAAGTTTTCACTACCAAAGATCTCCAAAGAAAAGATGTAGAGCAATTCGTTGACAATCTAACTTCCGATCAGTTTAAGAAGATTACAGAATTCTTCCTCTCTATGCCCAGAATCGAGCACAAGATTGAATATGATTGCCCAAGTTGTTCAACACACAACGTTGTTTTCCTTGATGGAGTAGAAAGTTTTTTCGAATAACCCTTTCTCATGATAATTTGAGGAATCATTATAAGACCAACTTTATTTTAATGCATGAGCATAAATACTCATTAAGTGAACTTGAAAATATGATGCCTTGGGAAAGGGAAGTTTATGTTGGTTTATTATCAATACATTTAAAAGAAAAAGCAGATAAGCAAAGGCAGCAGAATTAATGGAACCTAAGTCCACTTCGGAAAGATTTGCCAAGGTAATAGAAACCGCCAAGAACAATTCAAGTTCTGGGGCAAAACCAATGCAATCTGGCGACAGGGACAAACAGTTTTCTGAAATTCGCAAACTTCTTGATCTCAACAAAAACAGACCTGCAGATATACAAGCATCCGCAAGATTAGTCAATAGTTTTGTTGAATCTATTGAAAAGAATACTGACGACACACTAAGATCTTTAGAGAAACAAGATAAGAAACTTTTAGAAGATACCTTGGATGCAATCACAAAATTGCAATTCAAGACTGTCGAAGAATTTAAAAACTCTCTAAAAGATATTAACGATCTCGCAGCAAAAATGATTGCTAGAAGCGAGAGTGATGGACCAAAAGAATTCGGTGATATTGGAAAGAATCTTCAAAATCAAACACTGGATGAACGATTTAAGTCGGAAGGATTGACTCTAAAAGGAGAAGATGATACATTCGGCAATAGATTGAAGCAACAATTTTTTGGAAACTCAAAAGAACCTGGAAGAGAAGGCACGCCAACCAAAGGGTTCAAAGAAGGATTTAAAAACGCTGGTAGTGAATTCATGGGTGGATTCAAAAGAGGATTGACACCTCAAAGCGGAGTTCTTGGTAGCATATTCAACTCTCAAGAATCTCGCCGAGAAGAAATTCGCAACGAGGTAAACCAATC